GATTTAAACAAAGAGGTGTGAGAGTTAGAGATGAAGCAGCGCCAATACAACCAGGTGAATTTAAAGATGTAGATGCACCAGGTGGTAATTTACGTGATGCGTTCTTTCCTCTACCATACAAGGAACCTTCTCAAACATTATTAAACTTACTAGGTATTGTTGTACAAGCGGGACAAAGATTTGCAGCGATTGCTGACATGCAAGTGGGAGATAGTAATCAACAAGCTGCAGTTGGAACTACAATCGCTCTTCTTGAAAGAGGCTCACGAGTCATGTCGGCAATTCATAAAAGATGTTACGCTGCAATGAAAAAAGAATTTAAACTATTATCAAAAGTGGTGTCACAATATTTACCACCAGAATATCCATACGATGTTGTTGGTGGTGCAAGAAACGTGAAACAAGCTGACTTTGATGATAGAATAGATGTCATACCAGTTGCAGATCCAAA